ATACAACAAGAAGGGGAGCTATATTAACAGCTCTAGCAACAGAATTTAAAAATATTGACGGATCAGGCAGTTATAAAACTAGATTAGACGGAAATGTTGAAACCCGAATGAAGTTTTGGGACGAAATAGAACAATATCCTGCAGTACATATGGCTGCTGGAGCAGAAACACGAGAATATTATTGTGGTGGTCAAAAATGGAGATTTTTAACTATAACCATCAGGGCTTACGTTAACGCGGAAGACCCAATAGAAGAACTTGAAGAACTATTAGAGGACTTAGAAACTGTAATAGATTCAAGCAATAATCTAACTTATAAACAGTTAGGTACCGATGCTGGTATTATTCAGCTCACAGTAATCTCAATAGATACTGATGAGGGAGTACTCGCGCCTCTAGGCATCGGCGAATTAATAATTGAGGCACGTTACTAAGGAGAATATAATGAAACATACATTATTTATACTATTAGCTTCTATCGGATTAACAGGCTGTGGCACAATCGCACAAGTCTGGGAAACTGGAACAGAAGTAGTATCCAACGCAGTAGATACTGTGGTTACTGGAACCTCTGATTTAGTTACAGCTGTAGGTACTGATGTGGTTAACACAGGTGCTTTTATAGTTGATACTTCAGCCGGAGTTGTAGAAGGTGTTTCCGAAAGAGTAGATGAAGAAACCGATAAACTAAACGGTGACGACTCTGAGGGAAAGTAAGGCGATCTTCCTATATACCTAACACCAACTGGCGTTATGGTAAAAAGGAAGAATCTAGTAGCACTTCGGATTCGATAGTAGCCGAAACAACTATCAATATTCGGGATCGGGATATTAAAATGATGATCCAAAGACTTAGAACATATTGTTCTAAGAATGAAGAAGAATGCAATTTCTTCATTTTGTTCACTTCTCCACAAGGAGAGTGAACCGCCCCTTAAGGGCAAAGCAGAAAAGAATTCGTAACAGCAAAAGCAATACGGATAATTTTCTAAAGGAGAACCGTAATGGCACAATATTATTTTAGTAGAGATGTGAAAGTTTATGCACATGTTCCTATGTCCTCAGCAGGGACTTTGAGCATGTACTATGAACTACCCGTTTTAGACGGATTTTCATTTTCTCAAGCTACAAACGCAAGTGAAATTACATTAAATCAAGCACAAGCAACAGATGGTACTAGTATCAGAGGACGACAAATGTTCAATGATTCTTATGCACCAGCAGAGTGGAGCTTTTCAACCTATATGTCACCTTATACTGTAGCAGCATCGGGTACACAGGGTACAGCTGGCGCAGGTCATGGCACTGATAACACGCATTGTGAAGTATCAGAAGCCCTTTGGGCAATGTTCTTTGCAAAAACTGTTACAGCAGGTTTAACCCCAGGAACAGGAAATAGTGGATTAGCAGTAATTCCTTCTACTTCTAATACAGCTACTCTTGGAGTATTTGATCTGTACTTTGTATTTGGAGGCTCGAAAGTCCCAGTTACTAGTGCAACAGATAGTACGCCTAGTGCAACATATATCAATGCTAGTGGAACCAAACAACTGATCTATAAGATCGAAAATTGCTCAGTAAATGAAGCAAGTATCGACTTTGATCTTGATGGTATAGCTACTGTTAATTGGTCAGGAATGGGTAAAATTATAACTGAAGAAGCCGAGCTAGATTTAACTGGTAATACTGGTCTAATTACTCAAGGTGTTAGGAATACTACAGGATTTATCCGCAATAGACTGTCCGATTTAACTATCGTAGCAGCAGCGGGTCAATCAGCAGCATCAGGCGGAGAAGGAATACTAGACGATGCAAACGCACTTACTTATGCACTTACCTTAACAGGTGGTAACATAACGTTTAGTAATAATCTTACTTATCTGACCCCCGAAACTCTCGGAGTAGTTAATCAACCGTTAGGACATGTAACAGGAACTAGAACAATTGGGGGCAACCTCACTTGTTATCTAGATAATGAGACCGCGGCTAGTGCAGAACTATTTGAAGACCTTATTGAAGGTACAACTGATATACAAAATGTATTCAGTTTAACTTTTGATATAGGAGCAGGTGGTCAAGTTGCAACAAACGCACCCAGCTGTTTCATGGTAATGCCTACTTGTCACTTAGAAGTACCAACTCACTCAATTGATGACGTGATTTCGCTGGAAACTAATTTCCATGCACTTCC